CAATTTATTGCTAATGGGTTGTTAATTGACGTAGTTTGGACTCTAATTAGCCAAATTTTAGCCTCTACGGTGGCTTTTTACCTTAATTACCGCACCCAACACCGCCTAAAACAGCAAATTAAAAAGCAATTTGAGCATTATTTAGACCCAAGGCAGGTAAAACGGCTACAAAACGACCCAAGTTTGCTTCGTTTAGGGGGTGAAACCCGATATTGCACGTTTTTATTTACTGATGTGCGAGGTTTTACCTCATTATCGGAGTCATTGCCCCCAGAACAAGTCACATACATTATGAACAAAGCATTAACCGCACAACAAAACGCAGTCCAACGGTTTGAAGGAACTGTGGATAAGTATATTGGTGATGCAATGATGGCTTTTTGGAATGCGCCGTTTGATCAATCTGACCACGAACATTTAGCAGTATCTTGTGCTTTGCAGATCATTAACAACATGGAAGGGCTTAATCAAGAACTGGTTGCAGAAGGTTTGCCTAAGATAGCAATTGGCATCGGAGTCAACACAGGAAGTGCAGTTATTGGCAACATGGGAAGCGAGCAACGATTTGATTACACCGCGATTGGGGATGCAGTCAACACAGGTGCTAGGTTAGAATCTGCAACCAAGCAAGAAGGTGTCGATTTGTTAATTGGTGAGGCTACTGCCAATTCTTGTAAATATGATTTACACTTAATCAACGAAATTAAAGTTAAGGGCAAAGAGATCCCGTTGAAGGTTTATACGAATGCTTGATTTTCTGAACAGTCTTGGCAAAAAGATAGTTTCTCAGCCAGAAAGAGTGTCCACTGACACTTATTCAGACGCGATTACTGGGCAAGTAAAAGATACCGTTAGTGATTATGTTGAGAATTTTCCAATAGCAGACCCTGAGCTTTATTCTAAATTGTTTGGAGTGGGAATGCCTGCTTCTGCGCTTAGTATTCCTGCTGAATTATTATACCTTTCTTCTTATACTCCTCTTAGCCCACTCAAGCCATTTAGGGAGTCAGGTGTTTTAGAGCCAGCTCTAGCAAGCCTCAATCTTCCCAGAAAAGACGCTACAATTGATTTCCTATTTAATTTAGGGTCAAAGCTTAACCCTGAAAGCACCACGTTCCAAAGGACGGGAAGCCCTACAGAAGAATATGCTCTTGGGGTTCTTCCTGACGTTCTCATAGGTTTTGGCGCACCAACTATAACAAAAATACCTAGTCTTGCTAAAAAAGCTGATGACTTTATACAAACAAGGACAGCGACTGATTTAGGAGACATCACCGAAGCACTGGCTCTTGCAGGTCAAACCAGACAGTCTCCTTTGTCTTTAGCTTCTATGACGGGAGAAGCTAGTCTTGGAAAAACAACATTCCCTAAAGAGCTTGACGAACAACTGCCTCGCTACCCTGAAGATTATTCTTATGACTTGCCAGCTGGGTCTGATTTTGAACTTCCTAATCTAGAAAGAAAAACAGCTAGGGCTTACACGCCAGCAATAGAAAAGGCAAAAATAGAAGCGTCAGGACTTGCCCCTGAATTTAAAAAAATAGCAGAAGCAGAATATAAGAAACAATCAAAACGCTACCCAACTAAAGAAAAATGGCAACCCCTTGAAATTGCATCTATTACAGACAAGGGGAAGATTAATTGGCAAGAAAAGAAATTTGATTTTGCTAGAGACAGAAACGGCAAGCCTTTGACGGGGGATGCAAGAGAAAAAAGGCTTGAAGAAATTTCAAATAAAATGATTGAAGAAATAAAAGAAACAAACCGTTTGGCAAAGTCTGGAGATAAAAATTCTCAACTTATAATGAACGGGGCAAATTGGTACGAAGGAATTCACGGAAAACTTACTCAAGCTTTTGGTGGCTCAAGGGATATCTTTGGCGACGTAAATGCTGCGCTTTCTCCTAATGTTAAATTGTCCGACAACATGAAAATAGCAAGGACCGCCACTGCTCATTTTTTAAGAGGAGATTACGATAAACAGTTAGAGGCATTGGCAAAGCACATTGAAAAAGGCGGTTCAAGAGCAGATTTTCCTGATGAGTTAATTATTCGCAAGCCAAATGGCAGAAAATATAATATGAATTCGTACAATGCAATGCTTGCCATGATTGATGAGTTTAGAGCATTACCAAAAGGCACTGCTCCAAAAATGAGGCAGTACGCAGGGAACTTAACAGGAACTTCAAACAAAGCAGTTATAGATATATGGGCTTCAAGGAATCTTCAAAGACACTCAGGCTTCCCAAGGCTTGCAGTTAAATCAGAAATTGCAAATGCTGAGGGTCAAGTTATTGATGACATTGGTACGGTTGGTCAGTCTTACGGCTTTGCACAAGAAGCTTACTCTAAAGTTGCAAATAAACTGGGATTAACAGAAGACAAAGTTCAAGCATTGCAATGGCTTCAAGAAAAAGAACTTTGGGAAAGAAATAAATGGACCGCTACCTCAGAGGGAAACGACTTTTCAACTCTTTTTGACAGGAATTTTCAAGACAAAGCAGGAAAAGATCCTGAAAGATATATTGCAGGGGTTAGCCTTTCTACGGAAAAAAGACCAATTCCTCCTGCAAAAATAGAAAAAATAGTTCAAGAAAACATAAGAGAAGTTCTTGATAATGACGATCAAATTATTTTTGGTCGATTTTCACCGAAAGCTTTTGGTCGATATGCAGGCGACGATGAACCTGCTTTGGACGTTGAGCTAACCGCGACAGCCGATTTTAACCCAGAACAAATGTTGTCAACACTGGCTCAAATCGGGAAAGATAACAATCAATATGACACTTACTTTAGTCGCATTTTACCTTTTGACGAGGTCAATCCAAACTCAAGACCTGCTTTAGAGGTTTATTTCAATAAACCTCTTTCTAAAGATGAAATTCAACCTTATGTTGATAAAGTTGTAGAAATGGAAGAAGATGGATTTACTTTTATTCCAAAAACAACTATGAAAAAAGGGGAAACCCCAACATTTACAGGTTTTAGAATGCAATTTGTACCAGAGCTAGAAATTCGATGGGATGAAGGCAAAAGAAAGCTATATTCAAACGAAGAAGAACTTAACTTGGCTCTTGAACAAAAAAGAGATAAAATGCTTGATCTAGCAAGTAGCTTTGTTAAAAACGATAACGTAGTGGATGCAAAACAATTTAACGTAGATACTGTTGTTATGGGAAAGGGTAAGAAAGGAGCAGACGATTATGACGAATTCATTAACAGCATTGGAGATGCTGGAGAAAGCATACCTGAGGGCGGTAGAAAGACTGGGTTCGGACGACCCATATTTACCAATGTTGGAGGCGCAATTAAGAGAATTGAGGGGAAATAGAGGGAAAACTGGATTAGACCAGTATTTTTCAGGTAGCCCTGTTTCTTTTAGAAAAGATGAATAGGGCTTCATTCCCGTCTTTAATTACCAAAGGAGGTAAAAAAGTGTACGGAAAAAAACCAAAGAAGGTTGATAAAAAGAAAATTAAGAAGAAGAAAAAGAAAGTTGATAAAGGAAAGAAAAAGAATAAAGGATACTAGCTTTTATGGCTGACGAAAAACAAGACGTTGTTGTTCGTGTAACTGGCGTTTCAATGCAAAGTAACACAGGAGCAGAAAATGACGATAACAGACTTGCTTCGGCAGATAAAAAAGAATCTGTCGAACAAGAGGCTAGAGATAGCCGAGAGCATGATTGAGGGTCGTATATCCGATTTTCAGTCATACCAAAAACACATCGGAATAGCAGAAGGTTTACAACAAGCTTCTGAGATTGTTGATGATACTTTAAAAAAACTAGACGAAGAGGATGCTTAACATGACTCATCCACATGTTCATGATATATATACTGACGAAGAAAGTAAGGCGACTATCGCCTCTCACCAACTCCCTAAACCTCTAAACTGGAAAGTTTTACTCCAACCTCAAGAACCAAAACGGACGACTGATGGTGGGATTTATTTATCCAATGAGACTCTTGACAACGAACAGTACCTGACCGCGTTTGGTCGGATTGCTGCTCTTGGCGACTTGGCTTATAGAGATAGGGATACAGGGCAACGATGGAAAACAGACATTATTCCCTATATTGGTTCAAAAGTTACCTACGGTAAATACGCAGGTCAGAAAATTGTAGTAAATGGAGTGAAGTTTCTTTTGTTAAACGATGACGAAATTACGTCAATTGTCCCAGAAGAAACGGAAATATCTGCTTACATATCTTAAAGCGTAATCATGGAGGACGCTACCATGTCTGAAGAAGACGTACTTGCCGAAATTGAGCAAGAGATTGAAAGAACCAAAAAGCAAAAAAGCGAAGATTTTGAGATTGAGGTGGTTGATTCTGAAGAATTAGAGCCACTCATTGAAGAAAACACTGAGCTAGTTGCCGAAGAAGCAGAAGAAGAACCTAAGCCTAAAGTCGCAGAAGATAAGCAAAGCGACGATCCTGAGTACAGCAAAAAAGTACAACGTAGGATTAAAAAGCTAGTTGACCAACGTAAAGAGTCTGAAGCTAGAGCCTTACGGCTTGAAGCTGAGAACAATGCGATGATGCAACGACTTGAAAAGCTAGAGCAAGGTTCTCAAAGCCAACAAGAAAACCAATTTGTTCAACGATATGAGCAAACCAAACTTGCGCTTAAAAAAGCGGTAGAAGAAGGAGATACCGATGCTCAAGTTGATTTTCAAGAGCAATTAGCCGATATGAGGGCTGCTATCCGCGTCAATGAGATGCAAAGACAGCAAGCCCCTGCTCCTCAAGCCTCTCCACCCCAACAACAGCAGCAAGCACCAGTAATTCCTAATTCAGCTAAAAAATGGATACAGAAAAACGACTGGTTCAAGGCTTCTGGATATGAGCGAGAAACTTTGTTTGCGAAGTCAATCGACGTTCAATTGGAGATGGAAGGTTATGACAAGGAAAGCGATGAATATTACGTCGAATTAACTAGACGTTTACAAAAGACTTTTCCTGATGTAGTCTCTGAACCAGTACCTGTTGAAAAGGCTAGGACAAAAAGAAGAAATCCTGTCGCCCCTACTTCTGGCGGTCAACCTTACAGCGGTAATCGGGTTCGTCTTTCAAAAGATCAACTCGCAATGGCTAGAGAACTTGGTATAACTGATGAACAGAAACTTAAAGTATATGAGTCTGAAATCCGTAAGCAAAGAAGGAGCTAGTCATGGCTGAGTCAAGAAATGTAAGAGCAAAACAAACCCGAAAGTCTCCAAGAGAAGAAGAATCACGTTCTGATATCCCTTGGAAACCACCCTCGTTGTTGGACGCACCGCCTGCACGTTCTGGCTATGTTCAACGATGGATAGCTACCTCGATTCAAGGTAAAGAAACTCCTGACAATGTTTTCAAAAGAATGAGAGCAGGTTGGCAACCAAGAGAAGCCTCCAATGTTGATACGAAGATTTTTCCGACTATCAATCATGGAGAGTGGTCTGGTTGCATTGGTGTTGAAGGAATGATGCTTTGCGAAATGCCTATTGAAAAATTTAAGTCGATGAAGGCTTACTTTAGAAATTCGCAGTTTGAGCAAGATCAGTCCATCACAGGCAACTTAGAGGAGTTACGTGCAAAAGGCGTTCCTATTCAACAGAATATGGAAAGCACATCAAGTCGTGGTCGGGATCTCTCGGTCATGGAAGATAACTAACTTTTAGGAGCGAAATAAAATGGCAAATGCAGATGCAGCCTTTGGCTTTGTGCCAGTTCGCCATATGAGTGGTAGCACCATACGAACCAACAAGTACACAATTACTAGTACGTTGGCTGAGAATATTTTCAGTGGAGATTTGTGTGTTCTTACTAGCGGTGGGGTGATTACACCTCATACCGCAACTGAGACAAACAACATTGGAGTATTCGCTGGGGTAAATTATACCGCATCAGATGGTTCTTTTGTTTATAGTGAGTATTGGCCCAGTGGCACTACTGCTACGGACATAGTTGCTTTAGTGTATGACGATCCACAGATCGTCTACAAGTGTCAGTCAGCAGGTTCACCTGCCCAGACTAACATTGGCAACTGTTGCGACGTAGTAGCAGGCGCAGGGTCTACACTAACAGGGCAATCAGGTTTTGAATTATCAGGAACAATGGCAGCTGGCGTTGCTTCCTGTAAGATCCTAGCTTTATGGGATTCACCTGAAAATGCTTTTGGAACTAACGCTGTCATGGAAGTGCTTATTAACGAGCATATTCTTGGCAACAATGTAGCAGGAATCTAAAAGGAGATTAACAATGGCTATGAATAGAGCAAATTTTGCTAAAATGCTAGAGCCGGGTTTGAATACTCTTTTTGGATTAGAGTACGATAGCTACCCTAGCGAATGGGAAGGTGTGTTTAGCACAAATTCTAGTAACCGAGCGTTTGAAGAAGACGTTTTGTTGGAAGGATTTGGCAATGCACCTGTTAAAACAGAAGGAGCAGCAATAAGCTATGACTCAGGGAGTCAGCAGTGGACTGCTCGTTACCAACACGAAACTATCGCTTTAGCTTTTGCGATTACCGAAGAAGCTGAAGAAGATGGTCAATACGGTTCAGTTGCCTCTCGTTATACGAAAGCACTGGCTCGGTCTATGTCTTCCACTAAGGAAATCAAAGGCGCAAACGTGTTGAATAACGGCTTCTCAAGTTCTTTCACTGGTGGAGATGGAGTTGCATTATTTAGCACCGCCCATCCTACGCGAGCAGGAAACCAATCAAATACTTTGGCTACTGCTGCTGATCTAAGTGAGACTTCACTTGAGAGCATCCTTATTAACATTGCAGACATGAAGGACGACAGAGGACTTCGTATTGCAGCACAAGGCGTTAAGTTGGTGATCCCAACTGCATACTCTTTTGTTGCAGAGCGACTTCTTGAAAGTCAATTGAGGACTGCTACTTCTGATAACGATCTTAATGCGATTAAGTCTGGTGGATATCTTCCACAGGGCTATCACGTTATGCGTCGTCTTACAGATTCTGATGCTTGGTTTGTACAAACCGATGTACCAGACGGTCTAAAATACTTCCAAAGAACTGCTTTGAAGAAGGGAATGGAAGGCGACTTCAGTACTGGAGACTACCGCTATAAAGTACGCGAAAGATATTCTTTCGGGTTTACTGATTGGCGCGGAGCTTTCGGTTCAGAAGGTGCATAAATATAGCTAAGGGGGCGTAAAAACCCCCTTTGTTTTTTTCTAGGATTTTATAAGCTATAACGACTGCCCTAGCAGACACTTATTAGGACTTTATAGCAAAACCTTTAATAAGGAGGTAGCCCAAAATGGCTAGTAGTTTTACAGGAGCTGTCCAATCAGAAAACGGCTTTAAAGTGATTTCAAAAAACGCAACCACGGGTGCTATTACAGACACCATGGTGATTGCTTCTACAGGTATCGTAACTAACAAGTATGCTAAACATGTTGGTTTTGCTACAGGCGTAACGGTCAACACAACTGCTGGAGATAGCCCTGCTATTGGTGAATTTACTCAACCAGCAAACACAATTATTACGAATATTAAAATATTTTGTGACGTTGCTCCCGTGATAGGAACTGGTGACATTGGTTATGAAGTTGGAACTAGTAGTTCTGGCGCACAGATAGTAGCTGCTGTAACTGACGAAATTTTAGACGGCGGTACAACTGTTGTTGCACACAATGTAACTGTAACTAGTTTGGTTCTTCAGACACAGAGTGGCACAACTGCCCCTGCTTCTGTTCAATACACAGACACTGAAAGAACTATCTACTGCAACATTACCAACACGGTAGACGCTACAACTGCGGGTTCTTTTACTTTTATAATTGAATACGTTCAAATAGCGTAGTTTCATTTAGGTGAGGGTAAAACCTCACCTATTATTTAGGAGGGAACAATGGCAGACCTTAAAACGTCAACAAAGATTTCAGAAAGCACCCGTGAAGTTATTTTTGCTTTCCAATACCAATATGTAGATGCTGGCGATGAAAGCGCAGTTCTTAAAATAGATGTTTCTGGGTTAAGCAAAAATGCTAACGGGTCTTCTTGCACAGGAATAAGAATAATAGAATGTTGGTGGGTTATAAAAGCTATGACGGTAGAAGTTTTAGCAGATGCCGACACCGACATAATAATTTTGCACCTTGATGAAGGTCAGTCTGGATATCAAGATTTTTCTAAGTTTGGTGGATTGCCAACAAGCTCATCTTATGGAGCAAGCGGAACAGGTGACATCAAGTTTACGACAACTGGCGCAGGAGCAGCTGGTGATGCGTATCAAGTTGTGATTAGAGGCATTAAAGAGTATTAATGGCAACTTCAGGCACAGTCGCATTTAGACCAAATGTCGAAGAAATTGTAGCAGAGTCCTTTGAGCGTTGTGGGTTAGATCCCCAGACTAGAACAGGTCATCACGCAGCTTCTGCAAGAAGAAGTCTTAATTTGCTATTTTCCGAATGGGCAAACAGAGGGATTAACTATTGGACGGTTAACAATGCAACTTTGTCCTTAACTTCTGGGACGCTTGCTTACGCTTTGCCTGCTGGAACGGTTGATTTAATTGATGTCGTGGTCCGTGACTCTAGCGATAGCGTACAAACAGATATACCAGTCGAAAGAATTAGCATTGCGGATTACAACCAAATTCCCAATAAAACTAGTTCAGGCAAACCAACTCAGTACATGCTTAACAAGCAATACATTCCGACAATAAATGTTTGGCAAGTTCCAGATTCTAGCAACTATAGCCTTGTTTATTGGGCTGTTAATCAACTAGAAGATATCAGCTTGGCAAATCAAGACGCAGACGTTCCTTATCGCTGGAATGATTGCATTTGTAGTGGATTGGCAAGCAAGTTAGCTATTAAATATGCTCCAGACCGTTTTCCAGTGTTATCTCAAGTGTACGAAAGAGCTTTTGAACTTGCGTATTCAGCGGATAATGATGGCGTTTCATTGAGGGTTCGACCGACGACTTTGGATTTGAATTAAATGGCTAGATACGCAAAAGGCAAAAAAGCACAGGCAATATCAGATCGCAGTGGCTTTAAAGTCCCGTACAAAGACCTAAAGACAACTTGGGACGGATTAAGGGTAGAACCCCAAGAGTTTGAGCCAAAACATCCACAGCTTGATCCTCCTAAAAATGTAGTTGACGCAACTGCTCTTTTTAAACCAAGACCAGACAATGACCCAATAAATATTAGGATTGACCTTGCGTTCAATTGGTTTAATAATAATTTAGCTGGCACAACAATGAATGCCAAAGCCTATGAGAAACCAAATGTTGGTATTTCTGGGATAGGTGGAATTGGCAAGTTTGTATTGTCGGCAAGCGAAACTGACACAGTTGGAGTAGCAGGCACAGGAGCAGTTGCCTCTGTAGGCGAATTTGGTATCAGCGTATCGGTTGTTGAGACTGGATTAGCAGGAACAGGTGCAATAGGTACGGAAGCGATTAACTTAGGAGGTTGGAGTCAAGATTCTTACGGTGGTGGCTCTTACGGTGATACATAAATGAACTATTCTACTTTGGTTTCTAATATACAGAATTTTTTAGAAGACGATTCCACTGAGCTTTCTAATTCTATTGACCAGATTATCTCTCAAGCCGAGGAGATGATCTTTCAAAGATTGCCTTCTCTTCCTTGTTTTAGAGGCAGTGCTTCTGGAACTTTGGTAGTAGGCACTAGCGAATACACTATTCCAACGGCAAGGATGATTCGACAGCTATCTATTACAGATTCTAGTAGCAATCTTGTATATCTTAACCATCGCATGGATAGTTATGTTCGTGATTATCATCCAAATGCTTCTACAACTGGAACGCCTGAGATGTATTCGACAAACTCAAGCTCAACCTCTGGAACAGTGGTGATGTTAGCACCAACGCCAAGCGCAACTTTAGCGTATAAAGCGGATTATCTTGCTCCAGAAACAGGTCTTTCGTCTTCAAACACGACAAATTGGGTTGGAAATAACGCAGAAAACGTATTGTTAAGTGCTTGTTTGTTAGAGGCTTCGGCTTTCTTAAAAGCCCCAGAAACTGTAAACTTATATAAAGCTCAATTTGACGAAGCGATTCAGTTGTTTCAACAAGAAATGGCGAGAAATTACGCAGCAGAATATGACGGAGGAATTTAGATGGCAATTTCACAAGCAATGGCAACTTCTTTTAAAGCCGAGATTTTACAAGAAGGTCATCAACTTGACACAGACACAATAAAAATTGCCTTGTTTACAAGCTCGGCAAGCTTGGGCGCAGGAACTACCGCTTATAGCACTAGCAACGAAGTGGCAAATGGAAACGGCTATGCTACGGGAGGGGTAACTCTTGCTAATACAACAATTGCAACTTCTGGGACTACAGCTTATTTTGACTCTGACAACCCTGCGTGGACCTCGGCTACTTTTACTGCGAACGGAGCTTTAATTTATAACTCAAGCAATTCAAACAAAGCAATTGCTGTTCTGGCTTTTGGTGCTGATTACAGTGTTAGTGGCGGTACGTTTACGATTGAGTTTCCAGCAGCAGGCACTAGTGCAATTATAAGGATTGATTAGTCATGGCAAGTACCTATGTAAACGATCTTCGATTAGAAGAGATTGGGACAGGAGAAAAATCAGGTTCTTGGGGTACTGTTACAAACACAAACCTAGAGTTGATATCTGAGGCTTTTAGCTATGGATCAGAAGCGATTGCAGACGCTTCAACACACACTATTACCGTTGCCGATGGAGCTTCCGACGAAGCTCGCTCGCTCTATCTAAAATGCACTGGTGGCGGTCAAGCTTGTACAGTGACCCTTGCACCAAACACTTTGTCCAAAGTCTGGATAATAGAAAACGCAACCAGTTATACGCTTACCTTTTCTCAAGGAACTGGAGCAAATGTTGCTGTTTTGGCTGGGCAAGTAAAGATGATTGCCACTGATGGGGCAGGCAACGGCGCAATAGTTTATGACCTACTAACCGATGTTAATTTAGCGGGAACAACTACAGCAGCTACTTTAACCGCCTCTGGAGTTATAACGGGTGCTGGGTTACTTGTTGCTGATGCTGGAACAATAGGTTCTGCAAGCGATACG